CTTCTCTACCTCTTGTTTCACATCATGCTTGGCCTCCAAGATGTCGAGATAAAGCATTGCGCCCAATGGAAGAAGCAGAGCCACCAACACACATGCAGCGATCCAGCCCATTATGCTTTCCCCCAGCGACTCACGAGGAGAAGCCACAGCCACAGGTAAAGGAGGAATAAAGAAGTCGCTGCTAGTGCCGCCAGCTTTGCTTGCAGGTTTCTTTCCTCTTGCCTGTGTAGCCATGCGTCTTGCCTCTTCTTCGCCTCCTCCTTGAGTCTAGCTTTTTCCTGTTCCTCAGAGATGACTTGACGCATCTTGAAAACCTCGCTGTACAGAGCACCCATCTCTGGCGGTGACTGATACACCATCGTTTCTCTGATCGTCACCACCAGCCTGTCCATCTCTTGCTGTGCCATCACTCTTTTGAGGGCTGCTTCCATCAAGTTCTGATCAGGGTCATAGACTGTAAGGCTCTTCTCTTCTTCCTCCCTAATGTGCGCCGCCAACTGCTCTTGCAGTCTGAAAAACTCTGTCAGGTTTTTAACAATGTCAACTTTGACCTGTGTCTCATCGACTGCAACATAGGCTGCCTTCTTTTTCGCCAGAGGCTTTGACGTTGACTGTTTTGACTTTGGCTTACTTCCAAAGAACTTGAGAAGCTGATTCCAAAATCCTTGAACCTCTTTGCCAATGGCAATGACTTCATCAGCGGTCTGCTTGATCTCAACAAAAGACTCTTTAGCTTGCTTGTACAGATCACACCCAGCTTGGATGTTCTTGACAAGGCCAGCCGCAAGTAGGCAGATGCTGATTGGGTCCACATCGTTACAGCCCCAACAGCTTTTTCACAATGTCAGCGGCGACACCTGGGCCAAACAAGATGGCGGCGATGACGATGTAGAGTTGAATCTCAATCTTCTCCATGCGCTTCTTGCCTGACTCCAGCTTGTCCTCAATGGCCTTGTAACGCTGATCGCAGATCGCCTGATGTATGGCGAACTCTTTTTCGACTTCGCTCATCACCAAGGCACTCCAGTGGCAGTAGTTGGATTCTTCTTGGCTTCAATCTGTGCCGCTAAAGAAGCCTCAACAGCGTCCTTGTCCACACCATTTGCCCAAATCCAACCCAACACGGTTTCTTGTGTCAACTGGTCATAGGCAACAGTTGGAGTGCCATCAGACCATGAGCAAGTGGCATAAACAGAGGCTGAATGCTCTCCATCTACTGCTGTGGCTTGCCAGTGGGCAGTGGTTACAAATCCATCAGATGTTTGACGGTCAAGCTGTGAAATGTTCCAAGTGGTTGTCATTTTTCTTCCAGTGCTGTGATGCGGTCAGTCAGGGTGGTGATGGTGCTGGCTTGGGTGTCAATGATTGCCTTCATCTCTTGGATGGCTTTGACCAATGTTGGAATCAAGTTGGCATTGACCGCTTTGTATGGCTCTTCGCCTTCGGGTGCAGGGTCTTTCCATTCTTCAATCATGTCAGGCAAAACTTGCTCAAACTCTTGAGCAATCCAACCACGGGCATTCTTGATATCTGCCCCTTTACCTTCTTTCCAGTCAAACTTTCGAGGCTTGAGTGCCATGACAACATCAAGTCCCTCATTTAAATCACGGATGTTTTCTTTCAAACGAGCGTCAGAAATGCCTGTAATAGTCGTGCTAGTAGCGTAAACAGTTCCACCCATACCAACATAAAAACGGTAGTTAGCCGCTCCAGTTGAATATACGTTAAGTGTTGAAGTTGTATTTGCGGATGCCGCCATTGTTGAATATAAAGAGCCATTTGCAAAGGCTTCAATTCCAACTGTTGTAGCCGCTGATGCCGTCTTCCCCACCAGCAAGTTACCGCTGGAGTCGATACGGGCTCGTTCTGTTCCACTTGAGCCTGTACCAAATGCAATACCACCAGCTACGTTTGCAATATTGATGCTGAAAATATCAGTAGATTGATCCCATTTAAAGTTTACGTTTTCAGCAGTTGATGCGTAGCTTTGAATTGAAATTAAAGACGTAGATGGGTTTGTGTTCTTTATTGTCAGGTAGCCATTGCTTGATGTGCCGTTAATAATCAGCTTCCCACTCGCATCCAGAGTCATTGCTTGGGTAAAGGTGATTGCATTACCTGCTGTGCCAGATGGAGCGTTGTACCAAGCGTGAATACCGCCGTTTGCTTTATTCACTTCATAGTAGGCGGCATATTTACTGCTACCTATGTATTTCCATCCTGAGTTGTAATAAGCGTTTCCAGAAATAATTCCAGCTTGTTCGCCAGAAGATATTAGCGCATTACCACCAATTTGAAGAACTCTATAAGTGCTATCCCACGAGCTTGGTGTAGTACCAACACCCACATTCTGACTTGTGTCAATCGTGACAGCGGTGGTCCCAACCGTCTTGAGTGTCAGTGCAGTTGAGGCATCAGTGTCGATATGACCACCAACCTTTAGCACCTTGCCAGAGCCAACATGCAGGCCAACAGATGTGCCTGTGCCAGCAGCCGCAAAGACGGCATCTAAGCTGTCCAAGTCTGTATTGATCTTTGTTCCCCAGGTATCTGTTGAAGCACCGACTTCGGGCTTTGTGAGTAATAGATTTGTGGTGGTGGTATCTGCCATGATGAAAACTCCTATGCGGCCTCTTGCCAAGTGATTGAATTGTCTGCTAAATCAGTCCAAGTTTCTGATGAGTCTGAAACTGGCGTCCAACTCTCAGATGAATCAGCAACTGGTGTCCAGCTTGCCGATGTGTCTGAATCTGGCGTCCATGTCTCGCTGCTGTCTGGAATGGCTCCCCAGCCAAATCCAATCATCACGCCAACGGCACAAATGGACTCGACGCCGGTGATCCCAATGGATACGACATTGCCAACAGTGCCAACAGATCCTGTGCCTTCGACGCCAGTGATGTCTTGAAACGAAATAACCTCTGCGCCCATCGTCCCGACAGCGCCGGTGGCGGCATTGCCGGTGATGGCCGTTGTGCTGGTGATGCCAACCGAGTCAACAGCGCCAGTCGCTGCATTTCCAGAGACATCAACTGCACTGGTCGCCGTGACGCTGCCAACCGACAAGGTTGACGCATTGCCGGTGACGGCATTGGTTGATGTCGCCAGTACAGAACCAACAGCACAGGTAGACGCATTGCCAGAGATGGCGATGGAAACAGTCAGCCCGACTGTGCCCACATTGCCTGTGGCAATGTTTCCATCCTCTTGAACAGAGATGTTCTCTAATAAATTGCCAACGGCAGTGGCAGACGAATTGCCGCTGATAACGACATTTCCAATGCCGTAGACGCCCCTGCCGTAATAGCCTGTGCCGTATGCAGCCATGCCGCTGCCCCTGCTTTAAGCCAGCCTGATTAGGCCAGTGCTTGCATCGTTGGTCGGCATGGTCAGAGTGAATGTCCCAGCAGTCACGGTCTGACTGCCAAATGTGTGGACGCTGACTGCCTTGTTTGATTGGGTCGAGTTGTAAATCAGGACCGCATCAAATGCTGTGGACAATGTGACAGATGAATAGCTGATGCTGGCGCTTGGCGTCACAAAAGCTGTCGTGCCACTGGTGCTGGGTGCAGTGCCAAATGTCACTGTCACGCCGCCTGCGCTGTAGCCTGTGCCTGTCACCTCGCCTGTGGAGCTGTAGGCCGTGGTGGATGCGTTGACGGTGGCAGAGGCCAGGTATAAAGCAGCCTTGAATGTGTCGGCGGTGGTCGCTGCGCGAACAACACCAGTGCCGAAATTGTGGTGGCCGACAAGCAGCTCACCCTTGAAACTTGTACACATCGCTTGTGTATTGGCCATGGCTTATTCCTTAAATTTGTTGACTAATTCCATCAGCAAAGACACTGCTCTTGAGAGCCATGTGAACCGAGCGATGCACCATCTCACCATCAAGCCAATACTCAACCCATGTGGTTGTCTCTGTATCGTTGTCGATAGAACCCTCACGCTTTTCAAGCAGTGACTCGTCCATCTCGCCCTTGGTGGTTGTGATCATCATCCGAATGTCCTTGCACGCGCCATCAAAGCGCCGCCAGAGGTTGAACCACGGTCATCGGCGATCTGCAACTGATCTAAACCAGCCTGATACAACGATGACCACACTGGGATTCTCGCATCGTCTTGCAGGTATGGCGCAGCCTGCAACAAAGCACCATACAAATAGACGTCAGGCGCTTGCGTCAACAGCCAGTTGGTTGCCACTGTGGATGACAACTTTGTCAACTTGGCGTAATAGACCAGCTCGGCCGTGTATGCACCGTCAGGGATTGGAAGCAGTCGGAATTGGTTTCCGACCACCGTGAAATACAGTGGCTTGCCGCTGGACAAATAGGTGGTGTTCGACAACTGATCCATGGCGTCAATGGTCTGAAACGTCAGGTTTGTCACTGGATTGGTGTTGATCTTGATGGCCTTGGCCTCCAAGAAGTCATCAGGCACAGTGCCATATTCAGCCGCAGCCGCAAATGACGCATTGGCTCGCACAATCATCTGGCGTGTGCGCAATTGACGTTCAATCTGAGCCTCTGCTAGGCTGATGAAGTCGGGAATGGTGGAAGTCAAATCCTGCCGGTTGAGCCAGTCAGCCAGCGATGATTTGAGTTCGGTGTATGTCGTGAGTGCCATTAGACTGCCTCTTTTTCCATCTCTTCTTTGACGATCCAAGTGTGGTCGTGCCTGAATTCAAACGTGCCAATGTGGCCGATCTCTTTCGAGACATCATGGTCAATATACACCTTGTAGCCCAACTCTTGAGCCTTCTTACAAAAGAACACATCTTCGCCCATGTAGCCGCGAGTGCCAGTCTGCCAAGGCATGTCAAACCATGGCTCAGTCATGCCCTCAAAGACACCGCGCTTGATCATCATGACGCCTGTTCCGACAGAGCCAATCTCTTCCAAGCCAGTTGATTCGGGCATGGTGTAAACAGCCTGGCGCTTGCCATTCTCGTCATAGTTCTGTGCAGTCGGCCCTGTAGGCATACGGCGTCTGGCGCAGTTGGCCGCCACGATGTCCACGTCATGCGCCAGCAAACGCTGGATCATGTCCTGTGGGAATGTCATGTCAGAGTCGATAAACAGAATATGGCTGCACCCTTCGCGCATCGCATCCAAGCAAAGATCAGCACGCTGATTCTGAATCAGTGTGCCTTGCAGGATCTTCAAGCTCACAGCGTCAGTGGTGTTGAGTGTGTGATACGCCACCATGTTGACCATGCAATAGGTGTAGTTGGTGTGGACCATGTCCCGCGCTGGGGTGCAGACTGCGATGTAGTTCATACTTTTCCTGGCCGTACTCGGAAGAATCTGTTATCAGGGTCGTTTAAAAATTTTTTCATGTAAGCCTCGTCATCAATCTTGCCCTCGGCCTTCATCTGGTAGTACAGAGACTCAGGAATGCTGGCAACATGATGCCATTCGCCTTTCCAGGTGGCCTTTTCATCAATGGCGGCCAAGTCGCGCTTGTTGGCCTCAATGACGGCAGTGATGTCCTGCGAAGTCTGAATCGTTGCCTCATCAGTCTCATCGTTGTAGTGCCAGGTGCGAGTTAGCCCTTGTTCGGGGTTTGCATCAAAAAATCGTTTTTCCATATAAGTAGGGGGAAGATTTCTCCTCCCCCTTCCCTCTTAGTGATTAAGAAGTGATCAAGTCTGCTGCCAGACCGTGTGCGTTCTCAGCCAACACTTTATGGCCCCACTCAATCAACAGCATGCGCTTCTCAGCGTCACCTGTCTTGGCGAGTTCCACTTGTTGGT